TGTGGCCGTTATATCCTGCGCCGAAAACTGTCCGGGTGTTGTAACGTCCGTCGGGATACACATCGCCCAAATGGCAACGTCTCCCGTGCTAAAGGCGGTGGCGCTTGCTCCGTTTGTCAGAGTGACGCTAAATGGTGTGCCTGAAGTTGGCGCGGTGGTTCTTTGCCCGTCTGCCGAACCATAAGTAATCGCACCGCCGCCAGTCGGGATGCGGACAATAAACGCCCACGATACGTTATTAGTGCCTAACGTGACCGACCGTGTTCCGGTTTGCCCTGCTACAGGGCTGTCCCACGAATAGACCCGCAGGTTGGTGTTGCCTGTGTCCGCGCCGAGGGTTGCGCCGTAGCCACCAGCCGCAAGTATTTCTTCTCGCAGCGTCCAACCGGCAGGCGTAGTAGCCGTACCGCCGTTGGCAGTACTGGGCTTCTGCCCAAGAAACAGCAGAACAACGTCCGTGGCAAGGATGCCTGACGGGTAAGCTGGAGATACTGATGTGCCGCCTGATGCCGAATAGGCTGCTGCGGCTGCTACTGGGGTGCCGAGTGCCACGGCTTACCCCTTACGGTTGGTAGCTCGGCAAGCCGAACTTGTTGCGCTGGTAGAAGAACAGGAACTGCAAAATGTAAATCTTCTCTTCAAAGGTGTCGAGGACATTTGTGCCATCACGGAAGAAACGATTCACCAGAACTGTGTTGGGTGCCCAGCTTACATCATAGAACTCAACTTGAGAATACAACTGGTAGCACTTGTATGGCGTTCCGTCCACTGCGGCCGCTTGCCCACCCGACAGAGTAGCCGCACTGAAAGCTGAACCCGGTGTACCAAAACTGGATTCGCGCCGAAAACGGACGTTACCCGTTGCCGTTGTGTTACCTACCGCCCAAGTGATGCCAAACCGGACAGGAGTACCCTCCGCCCAATCGTACGGTAAGCTGAAATTGGCATAGGACTCCATTACCTGATCGGGGTAGTACGCCCACGCATTAAGCCCCCCTTGCCACACTTCAAGTTCCGGCGTTGATGGAACACCATAAAGAACAGAAGGCGCAACGGCAACGGATTGCCACGCTTGATTGGTCCGTCCTGCTAAATCGTAAAAGTTGCCATCAAGCTCAGGATACGTTAGGGGAGACCCTTTTATCTCCCGGTACGTGATCGTCATGATTAGGTCGCTTGGAATACGCCATTGGTCGGGTCAAGCGTCACGGTCACCGTCTCACCGACAGCCACGGCCTGACTGGAACCGTAGTCCCAGTATGCAACGTTGGTGCTGGTCGTGGCGTCCGTAAGCACGGCGTACTGGAAAGTGAAACCTGCGCCAGAAGCGGTCCACACAGTCGGCGATGACAGAACCAGCTTGTACGTGCCGCCCGTCTGCGAAGACGTGGACACCGCTGCGCTGTTGCCGCCAGTCGTGTAGCCGTTACCGTTGGCTACTTCCGTGATAGTCCCTGCCGCAGCGTTGACTGCTGTGGCGAGTTTAATCACCCATGAGTCGGAACCGCAGTTGGCGTTCTCGAACAGGACTTCGATAGCGGGTTGAAACTTGTTGTAGGCTGCCATAAGGGTTCCTTAATTGGATGACCGGAGAAGCGCACTTGTCGCTGTATTCGCCGGAAGGGTTACGGTAAAAGTCGTGGTCGATGTCTTATCGGCCCCAAAATCCAACACGGCGACAGACTTGTTACCTTTGCTGGAATTGTAGATGAGCGCGTAGCGTGCGGTCAACGCGCCAGACCATGACGGGTTGTTGAAAGATGAGAAAACGACGTACCCCTCTGCACCAATCGTCACACCTGTGATGGCCTGCCCACCGGCCGTATAGCCAGCGCCAGTGACCTCATTCGTGGCACTGTACACCGTCGTGGTCGCATCCAGCACAGCATTGCCGTTGTACAGGGCGATCTTCAGCGTGTCGGTCAGCAGGTTGTGAACAGCCTGCCAGCACTCGGCTTTGAACGATGTGGTTTGGGTTTGTACGCTCATCAGGTCACCGCTTGTCTGTATTGCCCGTTACGGTACGCATCACCGCGCTCCATACCGTCACCCAACCGTTTGGCCATCTGCAGTGCTTCTTTGTACTTGGCATCGTACAACTGCATCATGTCGGCTTCACCCTTCATGAAGGTGTATGCCTCGACCAGCGTTCCGTACAGCAGCACGGAGTCGAAGTTGTCGCCAAGCCACGTGTTCTCGGCCGTTACGATGCTCGTAGGGTAGTAGAAGTAATGCAACTCGGCCATGTAAGATGCAGCGGGAGCCGGGCCGAGAATGAAGGTCAACTCTTTCTCAAGGTCTGACCGGGGGCCGAACAGCGCATAGTACTTCGGAATACCCACACTCGCCGCCGTCGGATATGCTTCACGGATGAAGTTGACGTCCTTGTTCAGCAGGTAGATGTACGCGCCCGTCGCCGGATCAACAACGGCCAACGAGTACGTGGCCAAGAAGTCCAGAGGGCACTGCAGGTATTTGTTGCTCGGTGTACACGAACCAGTGACGTTTTTTCGCAACGCCGGGAACTGCACCGTGTTGTATATGCGCTGCTCTGCCTGCTGAATGAAGTTGTTCATGTCAACAGTATTGAACTCGTTCTCGGTGTAATCCGAGACAGCAGTAACAAGCTGGGTGTAGTTCATAGCTACCTCAAGCCATCGGGCCGCGTGCCATCACGCCTTTTGTGGCCGCTCCGGTGCCTCGAATCTTGATGCCTGTGGTTTTCACGCCCGTAGCCGGGTATCCGCCAGTATGCGGTACCGGCACGGGTTTGGCTTTTTCGACCTGTTTGGGGTATGCTGCTTTTGTAGCCATGATCACTCCTTCTTGCCTTCGGGCTTGGGTTCTACGCGCTTGCCCTCAACGTACGTGCCATCCTTCTTCTGAATGGTGATCGTCGCGGGCATGCCCATAAAACCAAAAAATGTACCCACCGGTTTAGCGGGCTGTGCTGCCGTAGTCATTTACTTACCCTTTTGCTGGGCGACTTTGGCTTGATTGCGGCCCAAGCTCAACATCTGCTCGTTGGTCTTGCCACCGTTGCTGCCGTTTTTGCTGTTCTGCACCGGCACGTTTTTACCTTGCTGTGTAGCCATATCAGACTCCTAAGTTACGTTGATTGTAACGACGCCCACCGAAGTTGTCGCTACGAGATTGTTAGGGGTCACGCCGTAGTTCGTGAACTGCGTGCCCCCCACCGGTGCCCAGCCCCACTGCAAGTCCCGGCTACCTTCGCCCGGGTACCCGTTGGCCAGCAAGCCCGACTGCACGTACGTACGGTCTGGGCGTGGGTTACGTACCGCCTGCGGGTCTTCCACAGGATACATGCCTAGCTGAAGCTGCGGCTGATCCGGCTCCCAGCAGGAGTTGCAGACGAGCATGTTGATCTTCTTGGTCTTGACGACCAGTTCCCGCAGTTCTTTCAGCTTGTACCGAAACCCACAACGATCGCATTCCGCGATCGAGTGTTTGCCGGAAGCGTACTTATTTGCCACGCCTGCACCTAGATGAACATCTGCCGGGGAACAAACCGCACCGACGCCTTCTCGCGGTCTTCGGTGGACGCCAGTTCCCAAGCCTCGTCGTACTGGGCTTTCAGCGCCACCATGCGCTCACTTGACACGTTCGGCAGCTTCATCGACAAGTAGTAGGCCAACCCCGACACCATGGCGGGAATGAACCGGAAAGGCACATCCATGGTGTTTGAGCCGTCACCAGCGTTCTGCAAGCGGCGAAGACGCCAGTACACGAACTGGTAGGCCTGCGAATTGTCCGGAACGGGCCACACCGTCACGCTTGGTGCAGATGCTTGGCGGTTGACAAGAACCTGAATCGGACGGGCCTGCTGCAGCTTGTTCGGGATGGACGCGTACGTAGAAACACTGATACGCGTAATGGTCAAGTCTGCCTGCGTGGATGCGTTGCCTGCGCCGGTTCGGATGACATGTTCCATCAGGTCAACCGTGTCTGCGGGAAGCTCGTATGTGGCCGTGCCCGGGACAAGGTTGATGGTGCCCGAGTCGATCGTCCACATGTTGACGCCGCGATTGGCCCAATCGGCGAACAGCAGATTCAGCGACCGGCGGGATGTGCGCAGGTCATACCCGGAGCGCAGTTCGGCTCCGCAGCGCTCAAACGCCTCTTCGACGATTTCGCTAAGATCGAGGTTGAATGTGGCGACACCTGATGTACTCATGTCATACTTTCTTTGTGGTCACAATATCTTCACCTTTACGCACGGTGACCCTATCGCCTTCCACGTCCACACGCATAGGCTGCTCTTCCCGGTGCAGCTTATCCAGCTTTCCGATAAGCTCCTTGATGACCTCGAACTCTGGTTTTTCCTGTTTGGGGTTGGCCCCCGCGATGCCGTTAAGCATGGAAATCAATGCCGTAAGCGCAGCGCCAAGCAGGCCCATAACCGCAGCGATCTTTTCGTTGTCCAGCATGACAGACGCACCGACCCCGATACATACGATGAACGTAATGTAGAACAGCCCCTGCTTGCCAATAGCCTTACCGGCCACATCCCTAGCTGGAGAGTGTGCCTCCAGTTCGCGGATTTTGACTTCTGCCTGAGCTTTGAGTAGTGCGATCTCGTCCATCACTTCATCTTTTTCAAAGTCTGTGCCAGTCGGGCACGTTGGCCGGTAACACCGGGCTTTTTGGCCGCTGCAGCCAGCTTTTTGGCCGGGATCGGCTGACCGGGCTTGGCCCCTAGCGTCTCACGCAGCGCGCCGGGCTTTTTGATGGCACCGGCAATCCAGTTTTTCGTAGCCATACATACCCCCTAGCAATTCCACGCTTTAAGCGATTTGTTGATGCGGCTGTTCGGGTCTTTTGCGGTTTTCTCGGAGGTCAGCTTCTTCTTCATGCCTTCCATCCGAGCGCAAAAAGAGTCCCGACGCTTGCCGCCTTCGGGCTGCGGCGGCTTCAGGTTCATCCCCTGCTTCTTGGCAGAGGCACGCCCCTTGGCGTTCAAGCCGCCTTCGGGGTTCTTACCTTCCTTGCGAGTCCATGCAGGGGACTTGGCCATGTCAGCACATCCTGCCGCGAGTTTTGCCTTTGATTTCGACGCCGCCGCCACGGGCCATTTTCTTGACGCCGCCGCCACAAGCCATTTTGCTGGCTTCGCGCATTTCTTCGGCTACCATTTTTTTCGGCAAACCGGCTTTTTTCATGGCCATTGCGTGCCGCATTTCCATCGCTTTATCTGACTTCATATCACCACCTTTTGCAAAAAGCGCCGTATTGCCGTGATTGGTTTTGGCGCGGTTGACAGCTTGCTGTTTAGCCCGGGAGATCATGCTGTGTCCTGTGTAAAAAAGCACTATACGTGGTTGTCTACTACTCTACGTCCAGTCTTCAACGAATCTATTTTCTCTTCCAAACGATCGAAGCGATCCATCAGTTGCTGCATATCGGCCCTGAATTCACTGCGCGTGATGTGGTCCCGCGCTATTTCTTCCCGGGTTCTGTTCAACAAAATCTGCATACGCTTCTGCTCGTCTGAAGTGGCTTTGACCCAAAGCAAGATGATCGCCGAGATGAAGGAAAGTGCAATATTCCACAAGGCTATTTCCATGTTTGGGACTCTTACGCGTAGAACAATGTTACAGAACCGACACTCGTCAAGGCCGCATACACGTCGAAACGAAACAGCAAACCCTCACCGGGAAGGATCATGTACGTCGGCTGTGTAGCGGATGCCACGGTGTTTAGCGTAGCGATCGTGCTGCCGCCTGACCCCCCATCCTTGAGGACGACGGAGCCTGCGGTGCCCGACGGCACGATATAGATGGCCTTGATCCGGCAGCGCGTAAGATTTACGGCCGCCTGATTCTGAGCCTGTCCGCTTGCAGTAAGCGGAACACTCGCTAGAATGTCCGTTTGCATTGACATGCTATACCCCTATTAAGGGTTGGTCACGGTGCCGTCGGCGTTGCGCACGACGTATGCCGCCAGCAGAACACCCGAACCTGCGTTCAGCGTAGCTGGGGTGTACGTGACGATGGCATCGGTCGCTCCGACGTTGGCGAACAGGGCTGTGCGTGCGGGAGTGTCGGGGTTCAGGGCCAAGATACCGGCGGTACCCGTGGTGATTGCGGCCTGTGCGACTTGCGTACCGTTGACCAGAACCGTGAAGGTGCCTGACGTACCGGAAGTGAACGTAGCGCCCGACTGATACAGGGCCAGTTCCAGCAGCAGTGCGCCAGCAGGCAGCACGAAAGCCACGGAAGCAGCGCTGTCAGCAGCGGCAACAGCTTTGGTCTGTGTGACAAGTGTGGCACCGACGTTGCGGCCAGCATTGTCTTTGACGGTGCCCAGCATCCAAGGACCGAGGTGTGTAGCGATACCCATAATTTACTCCTACGTTAAGGTGCTGCAATCTCGTAGGGAAGTCTGCCGGGACAGTTTGCAACACCGGAAAGCCCGGATGGGGTAGATATTACCCTTTACTGCGTCGTGCCGCAAGCATTTTTTCACGCTCCACACCATCCCGCCACGCATTAAGCATCTGCACACGCTTACTGGCAGCCCGTTGTTCACTCCCGCACGTTGGGCACCCACGACCTTTACGAAATTGTGCGGCATACTGGGAAAACAATCCGTGTGCGGGGCATACACACCCCTCTATTCGTACTAGCGCACCCGCATACACAGCGTTATTGAAGTCGTAGCGCTGCCGTACATCTTCTGGGAACTTCGCCACTACGTCCGCCAGTGTCGCGGGTTGTTGCTCCCGCGCATTACGGCGCATGTTTTCCCGTGCGCGTACAAGCCCCGCTTCGGTGTATGTACGCGGTGCTTTCGGGATACCTTTTTGCGCTACGCTGATCTTTACTTTTGTATCAGGGCTGCGCTTTTTGCCTAGCCACGGCCGTACAGGATTTGCCTTTTTACTTGCACGTATCTTGGCTTTTGTAGCGTCTGTATGCACGCTGCCGTAGCGAGGGTGGCTTTCTGGGGAAACCGCAAATCGGCGTTTCAAAGCGCTGCTTATTTTTTCCCGCACTTCTGGGGAAGTTGCTGACGGCGACTGTGTAGTGTGCGCCGTGTTGTAGCAGTAGGGTTTACCTGCGTGTTGCTGCAACCACATATCTTCTATGCGCAGTATATCCGTGTCAGATGCTTCTTCTATAAGCTCAAACTCAAAAGCATCTACCCCGTACAGCAACCATGCGGCTTGCAGCGCTACACAATGATGTACCCCTTTGCGTAACGCATCCCAGTGCTCCCATTTCCTACGCTTCGGCGCTACCGCGCTACCGACATAAAAATCATCAGTGACAACGTTCACTATTTTATATATGACAGCCATAAAGCACTCCATAGTTAAAGTTATTAAAGTATACCGCTTACGTACTTTATAGTCAACAGGCAACAAAAAAGGCTCCCGAAGGAGCCTTTTTAAGGGTAAACCCTGTCGTTTTTAGGACGAACCGGCCGAACCCCAGATGCCCAGAGCGTCACTCCAGCCGAACGAATACCGTTCGCGCGCCTTGTAACGCACGTTGCCGGTATCAAAATCACCGTCCATTGAATTAGTCAGGGCAGCACGTTCAAAGTGCTTCAGACCGTTCGGCACGTCAGTCAACAGGAACCAAGCGTTCGTGTCGGTCAAGAAGTGGTTGACAGTGTAGCCACCGGGGATCGAACCGTTGCTCTTGATGGCGTTGATATCGTTGTCGGTGGTGCCAACGCGGAGGTTGGTTTCCAACAGACGAGTAGCAACGAACATCAGAGCAGGTGGGATCACCAGCTTGCGGGGCTTGGCAGCGATCAACAGGCCACGCTCATCGGTCCATGCAGCGATTTGAATCACGGCATTTTCCAGCGAGGTCTCGTTCAGATCGACGCCGGTAGCGGGACTGTTGTAGTTGACAGAGCCGTTGACCAGCGGGTGACCTGCACGGCTACCGCCAGAGTTGACACCGCACAGCGACACACCGTCACCGCCGAGGTAGCTGCCGCTGAACGCGTTGTTCAGAACGGAAGCGGCCTTGACCTGCTTGGTGTACGACATGGCACGGGCCAGCGCTTTGGTGTAACGGGCAGACAGGCTGTCATACAGATTGTCTTCCACGGCTTCTTCAGTGATGGAGAAACCCAAAGCGATGGTTTCGTGGGTGTAACGGCTGGTGAATGCTTCCTGCGCGTTGTCGTAGGCGATACCAGAGCCTTCGGTCTTCACCGGTGCAGCGCCGAAGCCTGCCAGCTTGGTTTCTTCTTCAAAGCTACGCTCCGATTTCTCGGTTTCGTAGAGTTCTTTGTGCTCTTCGCCGTAACGAGCGTACTCCATGCCAAACAAGGCATTGAGACCGGGGAGCAGTTCCTTCAGGAGTTGCGAACGTGAGATTGCCATTTTGTGTTACTCCTTAGACGCCGAGCGAGTTGGTGTAAGAATGCACGCCAACGTTGAATTTGACGAGGAATTCAGGGTAGCTGTCGCTTTCGGTACCGCGCACCACGTCAACGATTCGCATCGCCAGTGTGGAGGTGGCTGCCAAAGAACCGCCGTTCGCGCCAACCACCAAGTTCATGGTAGACAGGCCGGTAGTAGCGGAACCGCCGAAGTTACCCAGAGCAGCGTTTTTGCCGACAGCAGCAGGCCAGTTGGAGCCGTTGGTGCCGCTACCGATCGTGCCCAGAGCCGCAGAGCCTTGGATTTGGAACACGCCATCGTAGTCTTCGTAGACTTGCACCCAGATGTCGGTGTAACCGGCAGTGGTTGCATTGATCGGCAGTGTCTGTGCCCAGAGGGACTGCTTGGTTGTGGGGTTGACGAAGCGAATGCCCGTGCAAACACCAACGATACCGGGAGTGGCATCGGCAGAAGTTGCAGGAACCTTCACAGCGACAGGGCTGGAAGCGACCACCGAAGGCAAGCCTGCGGCAGAAAGAACAATCAGTGCACCGACGTAAAACGCGGTGGTGTCAGCCGCGACTTTGAATTCGCGCACTGCACTGTTGTTGTTGGACTGTGAGCCGAGCAGAGCGACCGGCTTGAGTCCATAAGGCGAGAGAACAGATGCCATCTTTGACTCCTAAAATTACTTTGAACCTGAACCAAATCCTCGCTCAACCGTGGATTTCTTTTCAGAAAACATAGGCATACGCGGATCATTGTTTCGCAAATAGTGGTTGTCCACTGAATCCATCTGGGCCTGATTTTGACGGGCGTAATACTCATCACGGGCCTGCGCCATTTCTTGAGGCATCTTGCAAAGCATGAGGCCACCAATTTCGACGTTACCTGTGGCGGCATTGCCAACCAACATCAACTCCGGATGGTCAACTGCCTTTACCGGCTCCCATCCTTCACGCATCTTGCGGGACACGTTTGTAGGATCGGCCTGTCCAGCCACGTGCGTCGCAATCCAGCGGTACACGTAACCCGGAACGGGTGTCGGATCGGGCAACAAACTCGGCGGTGCGTACACTGCACGAGTCACTTTTTCGCGTGAACCATTATCACGAGGGGTACGGGTTTCAGCCATTTTGAGCCTCCAATTTTGCTACTTCAATCGCATACTGCTGCGGTGTTAAGTTGAGTTTTTGAGCCAACGCGACTTGCGTCTTTGTAAGCTGCACTTTCCTCGGCCCAGACGAGCGTGCTGCTGGGGCCACCACTGAAGTAGGCCTTTTCGGAGTCCCACCGGACCTTGGCCTTTCCTCTTCCCCAGAAAAAACTTCCGGGAATTTGGATTTCAAGCGACCGTTCAACTGGTCGTAGTAATCGTCGGAGCGTGGATCAACGCCCCCATTGACTAGCTTTTGGTGCAGCCCTAGTGCAAAGCTGGTTACTTCCTCGAACCCATCAGCACCGAACCACTGGTTTTGGGCTTGCCAGCGCAAGGATTTTTGGTCCGGTTTTACTGATGCGTTTTCAGGTTGTCTCGTTTGTACCTCATCTGCGTCCGCTTGTAAAGTGGTAGGCTTGAAATTTTTTGCAGCTTCAAACTTCCACTTGGCATCGGTCAGTGCTTCTTGTGCTGCAATGATGGCCTCGGTGTCGAACGCTTCCTGCGCTTCGCGGTACTTTTGCCGTGCGGCAATCAGTTCTGCCTCGGCGGCTGCTTTGGTGGATTCGGCCACTTGGCGGCTACCTGCATCCGCAAACTGCCGTAGGCGGCGGTTGTCTTCAACAAGCTGTGCGGCCGCCCGCTCCAGTTCCTGCTTCTCGCGCTCCAAGGCTTCCTTGGCCCTGCGCTCGTCGTGACGGGCGTGGGTCAGTTCCTTGATGCGCTTCTGCACATTGTCGGAATACGTCGCGATCTCATCGTCAGTGGGGTCTTCGACCGGCTTATCCAGCGGTTTGCGTCCTTGGTCCTTTACGGGGGTGTCATCGACAATCTCGACTTCGAGTTCGTCGGTGGCCCCGCTTGCTTGACCTTGAGCTTGATCATCCACCTCATCGGGGAATTTGAATGGTTCTGCCATTGTTGCCTCCGTTACGCTGCTACACGGCTGATACCGCGAGGATCGTCCACCACCGCATCAACTTGGTCGTCGTTGATCAGGCGGAACTCTTTGCCGAAAATCTTCACTCGGGTGCCAGAGTACGTACGGACGATGACGAAATCACCCTCCTTACACCACGCACCGGTAGGAAATTTGGCAGTGTCTTTGTAGGCGTCCGGCCCCATGCGCAAGACAAACATCACGGTTGTGCCGTGTTCTTCGCCTTTCATGAAGGAATCCGCCTTGACAATGTTGGAGTTCTCGAACGTCTCGGTGACGTCAGGAACAACACACAGCAGCTTGTAACCGGCAGGCGTAGGCAAAGAACTCGCCTTCGTCTCCGGAGTTTCGTCTTCGGCAGGTTTTTCAACTTGCTGTAGGCGAGGGGGCAACGTAATGCCGGGAGGCAGAATGATTTCACTCATCTGATTTTTTCACTTTCTCAAGCAGGGCTAGCAGGTAGGACTCGGCGAGGGCTAGGCCCTGAATCACCCCGACGAGTTTTTGGTATTCTTCAAACGTACGACATGCCCCACCAGCAATATCGTCCGCATAATTGTTCATGTCCTTGCGTATTTGTGTGCGCAATACGCTTGCGAAATCTGTCTCGGACAAAGTTTACTCCTTCGGTTTGGTTTTCTCCGCTTTCTTACCCTGTACGGCCTGCTTTTTTGCAAGCTCGGTCTGTTGCGCGGCTTGACGCGCACGCAAAGCCATGTTCTGCCGGTGTGCCTCTTCCTGCTGCCGCTGCTGCGCGATAGCCTGCCGGGCCTGCAACTGCGAACGCATGTCTTGGGCAGACATGTTCTGCTCATGCGACTGCTGCTTCTGCATGGCCGCTTGTTGAGCCTGCTGCGTCTGCAGCATCATGCGCTGCTGGGCTTCTTGGGCAGCAATGGCGGCCTGCTGTTGACCGTCGGCGGAACCCCCGGCCTTCTGCGCTTCGATCTGCAGCCGCTGCTGTGCAATCGCTTGGTCGCCCTGAACCTTCTGCTGTTTGATGGCAACTTCTTGGCCTTTCAACTGCAACTCCTGCTGCTGCAACTGCAACACAGGGTCTTGGGCGGCCTGCTGCGCCTGCTGCTGGGCGGCGGCCTGCTGCGACTGCATCAACACGTTCTGTGCGGCCTGCGCCATCATGGATGCCAACTGGTTCTCCATGTCCGGGGTCATTTTGACCTCTTCGCCCGGCAAAGCCAGACCAAGCTGCTGCTCGATCTTCTGGCGGTAGCCGTACGCCACGTGTTCGGAAATGTGCGCCGTGATGGCCGCCTGAATCTGCGGTGCTTTCGGATTCTGGCCGATCATCTGCTGAATCATCGGGTCTTGCAGCAGGGCCATGTGCACCTGAATGTGCGACTTGTGATCTTGGAACATGAACGCCTTGAGCGGCTCGGACTTCAGGGCCGCCACATTCTCCTGCACCGGGTCTTTTGGCTTCTGGTCGTCGTCCAAAGGCACCAGTTTGTCCGCGTGCTTGACGCCCAAGACCTCCAGCATCTGCCTGTGCAGGTACGGCAGGTCGTAAATCTCCGGTGCCATCTGCGCCATCTGGATGACGGCCTGATACTGCACAACACGCTGCGCCATGGTGGCTGCGTTCGGATCGCTGACCGGAATCACGTCCACGTCAGCGTAGTCGCTCTTGCGTGCCCGGCGACTGCCCGAATCCGGCTCGTATTCGTAGTCGTCGTCTGTGCAATCTCGAATAATACCGGCCAGCAGCTTCAATTCTTGCTTGAGACTGAAGTGCATCCGCGCCTGCACGGCCGACATGACCTTGAGTTGGCGCTCCAGCAGGGCCAGCGTGGTGCCGACCGGCGCTTGAGCGCTCATGTCGCTCACATTCATGTCTGCGGTGGCGGCAAAACGGCGGCCTTCCTCAACAATCTTGTCCAACAGGCTCGACAGCACGGCCGACGGCTCTTTGTACGGCAGCGGGAGGATGTTGTCCTTCATCGCGCCAGAGCCGATGTCTACATCGCGCCATTCTCCGGGTGCGATCGGCGTATCGTCGCCCTTGATGCGCAACCCACGGGATTTGAGGCCCCCGGGAAGGTTGGAAAGCGTTCCCGCATCAACGAGTTGACGCATAATGCTCGTCGCCGACTTTGCGAAGCCGCCGATGAGGTGGAATAGTCCAAAACCGTACGCTCCAAAACCCGGAATGTATTGGTAATGAACGAAATGCTGTCGTTTGAGCCTGTGCGCGTCATCTTTGTCCCAGTTCCTGCGGATGGCCAGCACCTCGTTGGTGCCTTTGAGCAGGGTGATGACGTACGGCAACGCAATACCGGTCGGTTCACCGTCTTCATCCTTGTCTTCGTACCCTTTCAGGTCCATGTCCACGTGCGACTCCAGCAGCACGTACCGGTCATCGTTCAAATCACTGAACCCGGTCTCTTTATCCTTGGCCTGCTGGATGTCTTCCTTGGTTTTCGTAGGCTCACCAAGCTCAAAATCCCGATAAAAACCGGCTTTTTGGAGCTTGACGATCTCGTTTTTGGTCTTACGCATGACGTGCGTCACGCGATAACAGGTGTCGAGGTCAGTGTTGCCGTATGGCAACACAATATCCTCGGCCGGAACGAACATACTGACCTGCCGATCCAGATTCGGGTCGAAATACACCTTCTTGAACGCGCTGCCGGTGGCAGGCAGGGACCACAGCATGCGTTCATGCTCCGGCCGGAACTCGCGCATGACCTCGGTCAACTCGTAGTTCATGTCTTCTTCGACCCGGGCAGCCGCCTGTTTCTTCTCCGGGGTCTCTTTACCGATGATTTTGGTGCGCACCGGCCCCTGCGCGGGGAATGTTTCAGTGATCGCTTCTGACTGGAACCTTACAACGGCTTCCGTGATCATCGGGTGGAACACGCCGCTGGCACCAGACCACGGTTCGGTGCGTTCTTCGTACTGCAGACCCAATAGTTTCAAGCCTTCGGTGTACGCTTTTTCCCAGTCTTTACGTGAATTCTTGTCGTTGTCGATATCCGAAGCCAGTTCGGACGACATCGTGGACATCGCGCCAGCGTCCATTTCCTCGGCCAAGTTCGCGTTGAACTCGTCCGCATCGCCGTCGCCCAAAAGCGCATCCACCTGCTCCAGCAGATCACCCGCTTCTTCGTCCGGAATGATCTCGACCTCGATC